GCGGCGTGCGGTGCCAAGATAAGAGTTGTTGCTGTACTTCATCCAGCCGCCAATCTTTTCAGGCAGGCCCAGATGAAAGCGAATTTTATCACCATCAAACCAGCCACCTTCGTTGGCGTATGATGTCAGCTCCCTGTTGATACCGGGCCTAAACTGTAATTTGGTAAGAGGCATGGCGCACCTATATCGTTATATGCCCCTCATCATACTACACTTTGTACTTATCTGAAAGCCGGGCCTTCAACCCAAGACACAAGGCTTTTTCTATGTCCGCTTGTTACAGGCGTGACAGCGTGCTCCAAGTATGATGGGAAGATTATCGCAGTACCTTGTTCGCGGGCCAGCTTCGGGTCATAGCCTTGTTGATTAGGGAAGATAAGGTCGCCGCCTTCATAAGAATACTCTGGGCTCATTTGCACGACTAAAGAAAGTTTTCTGTGAAAGCCTGTTTCTGGGTTTGGCCCCCTTACATCAACATGAGCGTCATACTTCCCTTGATAGCTTGAGTCATACTCAGTTAGCTGTATTGTCTCAAGCTGAACCAAATCAAATTGGTAGATATCTTGATTCATTTGATGAACCAACCGACCAAGAGCGTCCCATATCTTCGGGTACCTTAAATATCCATGTAAAAAAGTGACTCTACTTTTTCTTATAGATGTATCTACGCCGTCTCTTATACTGGCTTGCTCGTCCGCATTTAAGTCTAAAACCGCGTTGCAAATATCCAAAGACACTGCATTTTTTTGAATAATTATTTCATCACGCATCAGAACCCCTCAGCCTCTCAGTCATAGCATTTGTCTTCTACATCAGTGATGTAGTTTAGTTTCTCAAACACGGGCAAAGAAATGTTCGGGACATAAAAATTATAGGATATAATGGTTTTTCTCGTGTCCATCTTAATTTTTGGCCCTCTGTGTATGGTGTGAGAGGGAAAAACCACGATATCGCCCTGCTTAACCTGTGGGCAGATTACTTCGTTATTGACCACAAGCTCTGTAGGCTGGGCATTCTCTGGAAGCTCCAAGTAATAAACACCTGTGAAATTGCCCGCGTGAGTATGCCATGCGTGACCATCATCAAAGTAATATTGCTGAAACCATATTGAGTCTAACTCAATGCCCTCAAAGCCAATCGCAGCAACCATGCTCTCTAGCTTTGTCTTTAAAACCGGAAGAGCGTATTGAACCCAGCTCCTTTTATCGTCAAAGCTACTGTCATAATCATGTCGAGAAATGTGCGCCTTTCCAGGGCCATTTGGAACATCAAGCTCTTTTGAATCAGCTCTCTTGATATGCTCTAAAAGCTGTTTTGAAAACTCATTGTCCTCGATGCAGTCCCTTATCCAGAACGCATCCACACGCATTAATTCCATTGCCCTCACCTTTCATGCAAAAAAGCGTTTAATGTAAGCCTACCTGATTCAATACCGTTTCCATGATTTCCTATAGACATATGACGCATAGAGCCCGGAAAAATCACGGCGCGGTTCTTAACAAAGCTAACCTTATCTATTAGCGTTTCTCCTTCAAAGAAACCCGTCCCAGACTCAAGGTTTGTATCAGACAGATAAACGAGAACAGAAAGCAGGTTTTCGTCTACATGAATCCAATCTGTACCCTCACAACTTTCGTCTCTTAAATGTATATACAGACTAGGATAAAGGTTTTTTTCAAAAGAAACCCTACTCTGTAAAGTTTGGAGGAAAAGCGCGCTCAGAACCTTAGATGTCTCTAAAAGATTTTGACTTCGTTTGCCGGGCCAAGAAGCCTCTAGCTCAGATAAATTAAGATGCTCTGGATGGTTCTGACAGTCGTATAATGGAATGGACTTTAATTCTTCTTCCATAATGTCCAGAAGAGGAAAAAAGTCATTTAGTATGAGGATGTTTTTAGTAAGGTCTGTCGATATTGTCATCATCGTACCCGAACTCCTTATCAAACAAGGATATGACCTCATCGGGCAGATAATAACGCGGGTTTGTAACCCCAATTTGTACTTTGTTGCCCCTCACATCCGTATCTGGGATAACGCTTTTACCCTTCCAATAAAGCTCCAGAATAACGTCATTTCTATCACTGTTCTCTAACAAATACGCATCTCTAAATGAAATATGCCAAGAACCCATACCAAATAAAGCGTGACGGTGCATACACTGTAATATAGCTGGAGATAGAAATTTGTATTTGCCGTTTTCAAAACCATCGTAAAGGAAAGCATCTTCCCAAACGCCGACATAATCTTCTACTTGATTTTCACTGCTCGTGACTTCCATGCTCGCTACAACATTACGAGCATAATTAAGCCACTGCCTCCCGTGTTTTTCATGAAACTCATCTTGGGTCATGTTCACTGAAGGCAAAAAGTTTTGTTTAAACTTTTCGTTCAGAATGAACATTTTTAAAACCCAATCAAGATACCCGCGCCTGAACCGCCGCCTCCAGGGTTGCCCTGTTGTGGAGCAAAGCGTGTACCGCCTCCGCCAGCCCCCAACGCCCCGTTTTGGCGGGCGTTGCGGAAATTAGCAAAAAAAGTACCACCAGCGCGGCCATTAGGATGACCCTGCCCCGGCACTCTCTGAGCGCCAAAACCATCAAGCGATGTGTCGCTAATGGATGGAGTAATATTTGCACCGCTTGGGTAGGTGAAGTTTGAATTACCACCCGCGCCACCAATGCCGAATGCAGCGTTGCCGCCGGGGCTTAAGTCAAATGCACCGAAGGATTGGTAGCCACCGTTTCCACCAGAGGCCATAGAAAAGTTGTTGTTGGACTGACCGCCGCCATTGCCACCACCAGACATAATCGCGAAGCCTAGAGGAGTGCCCGGAACAGCTACAGAATTGTTAGTGGATGAAATAACAGAAGTCGCAGAACCGCCCCCAGCAATGTTTGAATTGTTTGCAAGGTTCAGAGTGTTTCCATCAACGGTACCCAGCGCACCATTGTTTGTAATAACCGTTGTGTTGCCTACTACATAAGCCATTATGTGTACTCCTCATCGGGTTTTGTGGGCCATGTCAAATTACCCGCGGTTGGATTTTTCGCAATAGCACGCAAAGAGGCGCGATACGTCTGCCACTCTGTTTTGTTTGAAGAAGTAAGGCCCGTGTCATTTAATTGTGTCCAATCTGACTCACCCAACAACTTTACAGCTTTGTCATAATTTTCGTTTTGGTCCGGGGCTGCGGCAGTAAAAGCTGCGCTCCCTGATTCTGAAGAGTCGTAAGAGGCGCCAAGGCTAACTGTATCCCAAGCAACAACCTCGCCAGCGGTGCAATTGTCACCAGCGACAACCCAGGGAGAGCCGGGGTCCGCGTCATATACAGAGATTTCGGTTACTGCACTACTTTCAATTTTAGCGTAACATTTTGGCATTACTCACCTCTTTGGACTTCATTCAAAACATTGTAATAATGCTCAAACCATCCTGTAGCTATATATTTGTCTTTGTCATACACCGGATTTCCTCTATGAGGATGAGTGTAGCTTGCAGGCCATATTACCACGCGACCCGCTTGTGGCGCAACCCTGATGCCCTGTTGAAGAAATTCGGTTTCACCAGAGCCTTCATGCGTGGTTAAATAAAGAATCCAAACCGCGGCTCGTCTCATGCTCCCAATATCTCCGGCGTGTTCAGAATGCCACACATGATAACCGCCCTTGGGGGGCGTTCTTTGAACTTTTACGCACTGAGAAAACAAGTGGGTGTTTTGAAGTCCCAAGTAGTCCTGGGAATACTGACCGAAGCAGCGCATTACAGCTTCATTTATTGCGCGGCCTAAAGGCTGACAGCATTGTTCAAAAAACAGAGAGCTGTCTCTTCTACCCAAAGCACCTTGTTCAAACTGCTGTGTTCCGTCCGACTTATGAAAAGAAGAGTTTTCGTGTATCTTTTCAAATGTGTTTATTATTTCCGCGCACTGGTCTTCACTTACAACGTGGTCATAAACACCAATATAATCGGCTCCAAAATCTTTCACTTTGCCCCTCCATGAAAGTTAAACAGCTTCAAGAACAAACTTAAACCTTGCCCCTGTAAGCTCATTGATGATGTATAGATTTTCATCCCCCTCCTGAACTCTCCAATGGCCCTGTGTGCCATCTACAGAGTTGGAGTATGAACGCCCCACACTGTTCAAAACAAAGTCACCTGTGGTGATGTCGTCAACATACAAGTTGGCAAAACGAATTGAATCGGAGCCCAAATCTCTTGAGCTGTCCGCCTCAGGGAGAATGTTTCCGGTAACTTCTACGTTGCCAGTAATGTTTGTCGCGGCCTCAAGTTCGATTGTGCCTGTTCCATCAGGGTTTACTACTACATTTCCGTCAGATGCAGAGGTAATCTGGTTGGAATTAACATCCAAATTGCCGCCCAATTGCGGAGTCGTATCGTTAACCAAGTCAGTTGGAACAGCTAAAGTGTTCGTGAAATCAACGACTTCCGCGCCGGAGCCCGCGCCGTCAGCGTAAATAATTTTTGTTTCGCCGTTGGCTACATTTACATTACCGCCGCTGCCTTGTGTGAAGGTCGCGGTCTCACCAGAGCTGTTCCTTACAAAATACAGCTTTGATTGGTCGTTTGGCGAAATAGTAATTGTGTTTGTGCCGGACGGTGTGCCGCCAAGAATAAGCACCTTATACTGACCGTCTGAAAGCGCTCCATCTGTTGTAGATAAAGTGTGCGCTGTTCCTGACAGTGTAATCGTGCCAACACCGCTAAGAACGCGGTCAATGATATCAAAGTTAAGATTGGTTGTTGTACCCCAAGTACCAGACTGTTCACCAGTACCGGGTTTTTCAATTCCGTTTTGCGCGGTGTATGTACTAGCCATTATGCTGCTACCTCATTCCATGTCGCCGTTGGTGTAGGCGCAATTTGATTCCAAATTAGAATACTGCCTATATTACCTGTTCCGCTAACCCCCGTCAATGTGAGGTTCGCATCAGCCGTAATATCAACGGGGTCCGCTGTTCCTGCCGCCTGAACTCCGGTCTGCCTAATTACCTGACTTTGAATAACAGTTATGTCGTCATTATTAAGAGCTGTTGTAAGCTCTTGTCCAGTGAGCGTGAATGATTGCAACGAGAACACAAATGGATTGCCAGTTTCACCAACGCCAGATACGCTTGTTGGGTACACATTTGCATCGCCAACTACAGACTCATCACCAAAGCCAATATCCCCCTGCAGCCCTGTTTCGCTAACAATAGCGCCCGCGCCAGCCAGAGCAGTCCCAAGACTTGCGGTCATAGCTGGAGAGGAGAGGGTTACGTTACTTACTCCAGTTACAGTAACGCTACCAACACCAGAGGCTGCTGCCGATAGAGTGACAGGAACCTCTTGAACAAGCTCAACAGAGGTTGTTCCACCCCATGCATCTAGGCCATAACCACCATCGCCCCAGCCATCAGTCATCTTGCCTGTGGCTTCGATACCCGTTACAGAAACAATTTTAGGAATACGAACAAGAACAGAGCCAACTGAACCAGTCGCACTCTGCCCCGTCAACACTTCAATGTGAAGGGAGAACCCTTCGGCCTGACCTTGCTGGACTGTGGCAGAAACACCATTACTTATGGAGAGGTCAAAGTCTTGAAAACCGCCCCAAAAGCTAGAACTATATCCACCATCACCCCAGCCGCTGTTAGCCATAACAGCCTACTTATGCAATGCGGATGATTGCGTTTGATGCATCAGCAGTTGGAAACTGAATTGTAAATGTGCCTGATGTTGATGTTTTGTCAGCACCAAAATCCAGAACAGCAACAGCTCTATCAGCTTGGTCATCATTGTAAATCAACGCGCCGCGAGCAGTAATTGTCGCGGTTGTGAAGCTGATGTCATTAAAGTCAGTAAACGCAGTTGTGCCTGATGATGTTGGGGTCACATTTGTAAGCGCACCACCGCCTGTTGCGTAGGTACCTGAAGAAGCAACCTCACCAGTTGTTGTGAACGCGGTTGTCGATGCACCCAAAGTAGCGGTTGTGCCAGACTTGCCGCCGCCGCTGATAGCATACATAGCGAGCTTAAAAGTGTCGCCAGTTGAGTTTGTGAAGTCATGCGTACCTGTCAGAAGCTCGGTTTTGAACGAGGTGCACATTGCTTGAGTAATAGCCATTATATTCTCCTAACAAGGTCAGCCATTTCAGAATTGCCAATTTTGTCCATTCTACGGGCGATTGTAGCACGCTCTTCCGCCCTTGCCAACTCTATGTAATGATGCACCACATTACGAACATTTGTTCGGAAAGCCTCAGCCTGGTCCTTAATAGCGGGGGGCGCGGTTTCAGATACAGTCATAATCTTATCCATCGCCAAATCTGTGACTTGTTCGCTGGTTAAGCCTCCATCATCAGAGGTCATGACGTTTACACCGCCCAAAACAACAGGGCTGTTTACACTAATCATTTTCGCTTTCCTTTTGGTAGGTTACACCTTCGATATCATGCTTTCCAATTAGAACCGGCTCCTGTCCGTCCAGCGGCTCTGGGGATGACAGAACTTCATTGTCTGACTTGTATCCACCAGACTTGCTTTTCTTTGTTATAACAAGATTTCCGTTCACAACCTTTTGAACGAGCGGGTCGTCCAGGCGGTGATAACCATACAGCTTTTCGTCTTCTGGAACATTCATATCCATGAACGGAGAGCGAGGCGCAACTTGTATTTTAATACCTCTGGAAAGGGCTATAGCGCACCAAAACTCAACGCAAGAACGACCAGCCTCAGCAAAATGAAGATTTTCTTTGTAGCTAAAATCAACGCCATATAGGCTTATTTTTGAAACCCCGGCTGCCACAGCGAAAGCAACCGCGTAAGCAACTGTGTTATTAAAATAACTGAATGTAGTTGCGCGGACAACATCCTCAAGCGGGTAAAGCTCAACTTCGGGAATTCGCTCATCTAAGGTGCAAGAATAAATTGGCCCCTTTTTTGGCGTCTCTAAAAGAAACTCCTTTGCTATCCCTGTTTGCGTACCGGCCTTAACATCATCAAGAAACCGCGATGGGGGGTCCATCATAAATGTTCGGTCAACATGGAAAACGCCGCCGATACAATTAATACCCCACACTTCATCAAAGTGTTGAGAGTTGATTCTGGCCAAAACGTAATCAGCGAATGTACCGCCCAAAGCTACAATAGCTACTTCTTTTCCCTTTAGCTCAGTGTTCATAAGGTCTTGTGTCATATTTGCCTCCAGCCTCGACATAGTGAAGAAATATCTGAGAGTGCCAAAAAGGCGCTCTAGTTATTTTCAAATCTTTGTTTTCGTAATCAACAAACCCCAACGGCTCGCGCCAGTGAAGCTGCTCCTCTCCTTTATAAATAATCCCCTCCCCTTGGTTAAGCCCATATGGCTTGCCATCTATATATATGGGCCATACATAATCGGCATTAGTTTTGATGCACAGGGTTACAGAAACCTCACACTCATTCCTGTCTCTATGCTTGTATAATGCCTGCCCTTCTTTGTATGTCCTGAAAAAGGAATACGTTGGCAATAAGTATTTACCGTAATGCTCTTCAATCTTCGGCTTCAATGAGTGAAGAAGAAATTGTGTATGAAAATCTTGATACGCCTCTATTGCCGCGCCAGGTACGTTTGTATCTTCAACATTTTCTCCACTGTAGTTCATCGCCATGTACTCGTGAATCATGTCACAGGTGTCTACTGATACAAGGGGGATAATCTGGTTTATCATAACGACAAGCTATCCCCATAATCGTATCTGCCCACTGTTCCGCTGAACCAACTATTAAAAGCAAGAGAAACGCGCTCCTCATCCCTTTCATTAGGGTCAACCCCATGAACCAAAAATGACGGGAAGATAACAATCATGTTGTTTCTTACGCGGTGTAGATAGTCTTTTGTATTGTACCCGTTGGGCTGAATTATATTGTCGATTGTAACCATGTCGAATTGGTCTGTTTGAAACACAATGCCATCTTCATCGTCATCAACATCTATATAAAGAACGCCAGAAGCAAAGCTGTTGGGGTGACGATGACCATGGTGTATGTGTCCCTTTTCGTTAAAGTTTACGCAAGAGTGCGTTACATAAGGGTAAAGCGGTTCTGTCGGCATATGCACAGCATGATAGTAATTGTGCAAGTGCTGAGTTATCGTCTGGTTAAGAGAAAGCAACTGAGGCGCGTTTAGAATTTTTTGATTGTTGCTAGACCAGTTGGATGCGTTTTGCATGCAATCTTGCCTTTGCGCCATTATAAAAGAGCGCTCATCTTCTGTTAGTTGCCTACCCAGGTCAGCCACATAAAGAGGGGTTGGGAAAAGTGGCACTATATTGAAATTCATTTTGAGCCCTTCATCAAAAATTTACCCATTCTATCAACGGGTTTAATTATTGAGCGTCTGGCAGTGTAAAAAACATTTTTTGTTCTCCACCATGCAGCTTCTTTAGTATCGTGCATAGAGTCGTCTCGCTCAAACTTAGTGTCAACTTCATCAAAGAAAAAAAGATGCGCTAACGGCGTAAGGGCCGGGATAAGGGTTGGCTTCCCATCTTGAGGCTCTTTAATGAATGAATTGATGTTATACTGATAATGAACACCTTTTGGCAGGTTTATCATGCCGGGTATGGCGCTAACCAATTCATTTGTATGTGACCACCAACACGGCTGTATCATCGCCACAACATCACGAGAGGGAACCATTTTGTACGGAGAAGTGAACTTAAAAGAAAAAGGTATGTATCCTTTTGGAAAGGGATACCCTTCTCCAAATTGTTTATCCCCATGTGTGCTAACATGAGGGAAGTCATGAACACCAGTTAAAGTCCTGTAGCCCCCGTCCTCGGTTTTAGAGACTTCAAAATCAATCATGTTTTTGACAACATAACCGCTTCTAAAAAAATTCATAAAAGAAGGACAAAAACGCAAAGTCTGAGTATCTGCGTGATATATATCAGTGTCTTCTTCAGATTTTGGTGGAACAGCCTTAAACCACGAGGGTATTTCTTTTGAAACAGGACTTAACAAGAAATCTTCCGCCCACGGCGTATCTTTCTCCTTCAGGTAAGGATGGTCTACGCCAATATTCTTTCGGGTATCATAATAATACTTAAATAAAACCTTAGACAAATGCCCCTCCGTCAGGTTTTCTGAATGCGAACAAGTCCTTCTCTGTAAGCATCAGTGTTCTCACGGCCCTCACCGTAATTCTTCATACGAGAAATCGCTTCAGCAAACCGTGACTCATACAATTGAAGCATATCTGCTTCGCCCTTCATAAATGTGTACGCTTCTACCAAAGACCCGTAAAGCAAGGTATTAGGAGCGTTGTCACCAAGCCAAGACGTACCCGCGCTGCCAGTAATTGAAGCAGGCCGATAGTAATAGTGCAGCTCAGTGCCATAATTGTCATCAGGCGTTGGCGCTATAATAAAATTGTCTACATCAAACAAAGCATAGTATTTTGGAGAGCCTGTATCGGTTGCGTCAGGGTGAAACTCCTGCAAGAAGTTTACGTCCTTCAGCAACAAAAATTCCTTGTCACCGTTTGACTTTGTATAAGAAAAAGAAAAAGAAGCCAAATAATCGCTTGGAACATTAAGATACTGATTACCACTGGTCATAGGCGCGGTAACATTTTTGCGGAAAAAGTCCAGGTCAACAAGTTTCAGAATGCGCTCTTCCGCGTTCTGAATGAACACATCAAGATTGTTAACAAAGCTAGTCTCGCTATTCTCTGTCCAATCCTGAATCGCTTGCTTTAATGTAGTGTGTGTAAAGCTCATACCACCACCGTAACCGTTCCTATCGAAGCTGTCACCTCAAAGGTTTCCAACTCCTTGCCTATTATACCATCGCCAACATTTGTATACACTACAAAAGGCCTGTTGTCTTTACCATCCGCGTTGGGGTCCGGGCGGGGATTGCGCAGAGCTTCTGCATCTGTAGGCACATGGCGCGGCTCAATCTGCGGGTGCTTGGGCTCCCATTCGTCTTTGCCTACCAGAAACCCTGTCCACTCCCTCCGCATATCCTTCAAACGATAACGAAAGCCAGAGCGGTCTGATATACCATATGCGTATTTACCCGCTGCAAACTTCGGCATTGTTACACCCTATAATAATTCAACTGCGGTGTGACGTTGAAAGACGCCCTGTCGCGGTCCTCTGCTAATGCGCGGTCAAACTCTTCCTCATACGCTGCCTTTAGCATCTGAATGCGGTCTGGCGCACGTTTGATAGACAAATAATACGCGAGGCCAGCGGCGAGGCAAGGATAGAAGCGGAACGGTACATCAAGAGTATTGGTTTGGGTGTCAGCATCGTCAATCCTTGTAAGGCAGTCATAAACCAGAATATCTGTACTGTTTTCTGGAGCGGGCCAAAGTTTGACTACAGGGGTGATTTGCCTGTCGATAAAAAACTGAGACGGACGAGCCTGAGTAGATTTGTTCGGTATATTCAAAAACTCGTCACGGCTAATCTTCTCAATGTTGATGTCTGTACTGGCGCGGCGGATAACAGCAGAGAGCACATCAATAACATCACCGTCCAAAGTATAGTCAGCAGTGCCCTGTGTCAGAGCCTGTGTGCGCTGCTTAATGGTCCACTGATTCAGACCACGGTTGGCCCATTCAGCGAACATAATATTCATGGAACGCTTTGCGGTTCTCAGGTCATAACCAGTACGAACCTCAAGGCCACAACGCTCAAATGCCTCCTCAATGTAATCGGAGACATCCAATTCAAAATCTGTAGAGCCTGAAACAGCCATTACTTCTTCTTCCTCTTCAAGGATTTAACGCGGCGCGGTTTGCCCGCGGGCTGACCAATGCGCTTCTTCTGGCTTATTCTACTACGCTTTTCGCTCTTTGTCATTTCTGAGGCTGTTTTAGGGGTCTTAGAAGACACGCGCTTGGATGGGCGACAATATGGAGTGCCCCGTTTTTCACCCTTGCGTCTGCCACACGCTTTCCCCGTGCGGACATCCTTCCAGTCTTCTTTGAACCATCTCTTGAGAGCAAGACCAGCTTTTGTTTTTCTAACCGCCATACTCGCCCCATCAATACATTTTGGTTGGCTTGTCTCTCATGACTGCACCACCGCCACGCATCTTCTTTGCCTTAGACTTATTGCCCCAATTTTTAGCGCCAACCTTGCGGCACTTTGCGATTGCGCCTGAAGCATACGCGCTAGGAAAAACTCTATAACGAGCCTTTACTTTACGATAGCAAGCATCTTTATTAGACATTTTCTTGCCTCCTGGCTTACTTATCTGCTGAGACATCTGTGAGCGTGAAATTGGCAACATTCTTCTCCATCAGAAATTCTTGCCACATGGGCTTTATCATCTCGTAATTAGCAGTAACACGCTCCTCTGTGTTGCTGACTTTTTCATGTGTAACAGCAAGCTCAGTTTTGAGGTCAACCACATTCATGCCAAGCCAGCCCAAAAAGGCCAGTATACCCGCGCTTACAAGTCCGTTTAACTTTAGCATTTCCATCTCCTCCTCGCCTGTCTCAAGCGGCTATTCGGATTCTTCGCTGCCTTGGGGAACTTCTTCATTTGACCAGCGCTACGAGCACAGAATGATTTGCGGCGCTTTGCAGCAGCCGAACCTTTTTTGACCTTGCCTGTTACAGCCGTCTTTAACTTTGAGCCAGGGTTTGCCTTGCGGTACGCGGCAACACCCTTCTTTGTCATACCCGCGCCCTCTTTGGTCTTGCGGTAATTGCCGCCCTTACCAGTGGTCTTGCGAATGGGCTTTTCTTTTTTACGAGCCATTATACACCCACCTCATTCTTAATGTATGTAATGTCAAACGCTGTTGACACGCGCAGCCCTGCATTCGAGCTACTGCCTATAGCACGAGCTTCAATGTCTGTTTTTTCTGGAATAGGGAGAGGAGTTGGATACTGCAACTCTGTGTGACCAGTATGTACGGAATACTTTTCTCTTACCCTAAACACACCGCTTGATAAAGGAATGCCGTAAACCCAGCGGGGACAGTCCATATAGCCATAAGCGTTTGGTTCTCGCCAAGCGTTATACGAGCGTATGTTGTTCCAGTGTTGGTGATGTTTATCGTGCCAGAGGGTTCCTGTGAGCCTGCTATAAAAGCTCTGAACACACGAAGAAAGAAAGAATTTGTTTCCTGAGTACCGTTGCCGTCCAGCGTCACCGTTTCAGAAAGCTCGTTATAGTCAGCGTCCAAGCCTTGAATAGTTACCTGAACATCTTCGTCATTTGCGCCGTCTGTGCTGGTCGCGGTCATCTTTACAGCAGATGATGGATAGGCGTATATACCGCCAACATCCCAGATGGTTTCCTCTGTGTCGTTTATAAGAGGGTTGAAACCAAACTTATGAAGACGGTAATGACCCGTAATTTGCCCACGAGACACCTGTAACTCAAATGGTTCAGATGTACCGACTTGGGTTATAGAGCGTATCTCGTGGGGCACAACAGTCTCCTAAGACAAGAAGATGTTAAGTTCGTTGTTTGTACCTGTCAGCGCGGCTACGAAGCACCCGTCCGTGGCAATAATGCCATCATCAGGAATGTTCATAACATGGTTGCCCGCGCCGAAACTCTGCTGAAGCAGAATGTCACCAGAAGCAGAACCATTTTTCAGCGTAAAGGCACCAGCCGCCGCCGCGTAAATCACGACCTGACGAATGCGGGAGCGTGCCGCTCCCACAACCGCGGCTGTGTCACCTTGGTCAAACTTAAAGGCTTTTACTGGACCAGCCATAATAGCCTCCTATTATTCTACGCCGTCATTCGCCATTGCGTATGTCATTACACCAACGACTGTGCCACTGGTAGCCGCAGAAGAGCCTACAGATGCGGTAACAGTTGTCTGAGCGGCAAGACCACCAGCAATCACAAGAGCGCCGTCAGCACCCTTCAGAGAGCCTTTGGTGTCACAGTCAACTTCGTTGAACAGACCATCCGCGTCCAAAGAGCCACCAGCAGGAATGCCACCAATGTCGATTGTTGGGTTTGTGCCACCAGCAGAACCGCCAATGGTCATGAATGAAACTGGCATTGCGCCAGCAGGCAGAACCAACTGCTCACCAGCAGATGCTGATGTGCCAATGCGAACAGGTGTGCCTGTTGTTGCGGCTGAGGTTGGGTCAATTGCGATTTGTACGGATTGGGTCATGACGCCAGGTGTTACAACACCTTTGCCGCCACCACCATAGGAGCGTACTACCCCCTGGAAGGTTGTGTTTGCCATGATTATCTCCTGTCGTGGCTAGTGTCAGCCCACCGCGGGCTGTCAGGGATAATTCACTATACAATAAAAAAGGGCGGCATGGAAGCCGCCCCTTTCCGAACATTTGTTCGCTTATGCGCCCGGTGAACCGAACACAGCGCGTGGGTCGGAATAGCCGAAGCTATAACGCTCACGAGCCTTAAAGCGCATGTTACCTGAGTCGAAGTCAGCTTCCATGCCTGTAGACATTGGAGTACGCTCAAAGTGCTTGAAGCCGTTTGGAGCGTCTGTCTTGATGAAGAACGCATCTGGGTCTGTCAGGAAGTGGTTAACAGTGTAACCCTCTGGCAGCATACCCATGTTGCGGATTGCGTTTACATCGTTGTCGGCTGTACCTACACGCAGTGTAGATTCCAGCAGACGGTCAGCCACAAACTGAAGCTGTGGTGGAACGATGAGCTTGGTACCGCGCAGGGCGATAATCAAGTTACGCTCGTCAACGAAGGTTGAGATGTCAATCAGAGCATTCTCAAGTGAGGTTTCGTTGAGGTCAGCCGCTGTAGACGGCTCGTTGCGGAATGTACCGCCGCCTGCAAGTGGGTGGTCAGTAGCACAAAGCTCCTTACCGTCACCACCAGCAAAGTTGTTGTCAAAAGCGTTGTTAAGTACAGAAGCTGCCTTAACTTGCTTTGTGTGAGCCATTGAACGTGCCAGTGCGCGTGTGTAACGTGCGCCGAGACGGTCATACAGGTTGTCTTCCATTGCTTCTTCAGTCAGAGCAAATGCAAGTGACACAGTTTCATGTGTGTAACGTGCTGTGTATGCTTCTGAAGCTGAATCGAATGATACGCCTGCACCTTCTTGCTTGGTCTGGGCATTGCCAAAACCAACCAGCATTACTTCTTCTTCAAACGCACGGTCTGAGGATTCAGTGTCGAAGATTTCTGCGTGTTCCGCGTCATAGCGGTCGTATTCCATGCCGAACAGGGCGTTCAGGCCTGGCTCTAGTTCTTTAACTAGCTGTGCTCTTGAAATAGCCATTATCTAGTCTCCTTATGCCAAGCCTGCTGTGCCAGCAGACAGCAAATGGTTATTGATAACAACCATGACATTTGTGTTAGCTGAACCAACATCGCTGTTCTCTGGGTCTTGCGAAATATCAATCGCTTTCAGAGGCAGAGTTGTGGTTGTAGCACCTGTTGAAACACCAATTTCTGTGCGAGACATACCAGAGTTTGTGTCGCCTGTGCCAACAACAATGTCAAAGTTACCGAACAGGTCTGCTACTGGAAATGCAGCATTAGCCTGAATTTCGTACACTACGTCTGGTGCGTCAATTACGAATGCTTCAATGTCTGAAGCAGCAATTGAACCAGGGTAGTAGTTTGAGAATGTTTCTTTACCAGAAACAGGGTCTGTGTAACGGCAGCCGTTGAACACACCCAGAGCAGCATCGGTTTCGCCTGCGGCTTTTACCCCAATTGTACCAGCGGTCAGTGTTTCCACCAAATCACCCTGGAAAATTGCAGTAGTAGCGCCAGAAGCGATACGATAGCGGTTCTGTTGGTTCATGAAGGCAGAGCCGTTCATCATCCGCGCTGGGCGCAGACCAAAGGCAGCATCTTTATTTGCCATTTTGAACTCTCCTTATGAGAAGTTAGTTTGAGTTTTTTGACCCAAACGTGACTGAGGATGAGCGGTTAGGGTTTAGCCCACCGCCATATTTGCTAGAACCAGCCTCCCGCATCCAATCGCGGTCAACTGCTTCCATTTGATTTTCGGTGACTTTGCGGTAATGCGAGTCACGCTGTTCCACAATCTCTTCAGGTATTCTGGCAAGAACCAGTCCACCTACGCCGATTACGCCAGCGTTCTTTCCTTCATCAATGACGGGTGCATCAAAATCAGGGTAATCTTCCGCCCGGACAAGCTCCCAACCTTCACGGCGGCGCTTATGGACGTTGTTGCGGTCATCGTATTCCATTACGGACTCACGAATCCAGCGGTGCTTATAACCCACAGGGGCCTCTGGTGCTTCAAGGGTTGACGGCGGACGCCACGCATCTACTCTCGCTGTTTTTTCACGGGTCTGCGACTCCCGGCTTGCGCGGTCTACCATTATCTAGCTCCTGAATCTAATTTTGCGACTTCTTTTGCGTACCGCTCAAGAGGAATATTCATCTTCTTGGCGAAAGCCACCTGACCGGGTGTTAATTCCACCGACTTTTTCCGCCCTGATTTTACAGTCCGTCCAGAGGACGCAGGCGCAACAGGTTGGGCGTTCTGCCGTTGCGACTGAAACTTTTGCGGAAACTCTTGACGCATGCGCTTGTCAATTTCCGCATAATATTCATCGCTGGTTGGGTCAAAACCCTCTCCAACGATTGTCTCGTGGATTGCTTGTGCGCCACGAGTCATAACCATATCTTTGTTAAACCAGCTATCATTCTTGCCCATCCAAGACATTAATTTAGGGTCCAACTGCTGAGGCTGTTGAGGCTGCTGTTGAACAGGCTGTTGCTGTACTGGCTGTTGGATTGCCTGCTCTTGTCTAACCTTTGAAACGCGGACACGTTCCTTTTCAATAGACAGTTGAGCAAGTAGCTCCTGAGCCTCAAGCTCCTTATCAACATCCCCCAAGTCGCGGGCCTCTCTCAGAAGCCTCTTGGCCTGCTCGAACTGAGACTCAACACGACTGCCATATTCGTTAACATAGCCCTGGTCAAGTTCTTGAAGCCGTGCCCTCATCTGCTCATTTTGCTGCTGCATTTGCTGTGCATACTGATAAGCAGCTTCGGCTTCTTCGGCAGCCTGCTTGCGCTTGGCTGTTAACTGATTGATGCGCTTTTGAACATTTTCACTGTAATTCTCAAGCTCTCCAGAATCCGCGCCCTCGGATTCAGAAACATTTGACTCCTGCTCAGAGCCGAACATTTGTTCGGGTTTTTCGTCCTGAACAGCAGGAGCCCCTTCAGACTCCTCAAGCTCAAATGTGAAATTATCTTCAGCTTCTTGCATTTGCTCTGTACTCATTTACCGCCTCCTGATTTTTTATACATACGAGATATCTGAGGGGTCAAGTATAGTGGCGATAATATTATCGTCATTTATGAGCCTTACCTCAAGGCCATCCACTTTAAACCTATTCCCAGCATATCTACCCATAAGAACCCAAGACTTTTCCTCTGCCCAAGGGCCAGTTGGAAACTTGCTTTGGTCCTTATAAGCATCGGGACCGACCTTAACAACGTAACCGGCTACAGTTGCAAATGCCTCTCTGTCGCGGGTTGCGTCTGGCACATAAATGCCGCCCTTTGTTTTGGCTGGCGGATAATAGGGAATTACAAGAAGACGATAGCCAACTGGCTGCGGCAACCTATCAAGCGCGGATTCTTCCATCGTTGATGGGTTTACTGTGTTCTTGTCTTCTTCTTCCCCCATTGCATTATCAAGACCCTTCGGCAGCGCAGCTTTCGCCACTCTGTCTGGAACAAATAGCTTCTTAGTCATTGTGTATAAAACCCTTCATCGCGGACCTAATTTCTTCCTCGCAGTAGCGCAGGCCGCGTATCTGCCCCACCACAAACCGATAGCTTTCCATGTTTTCTATCGCACCATCAGCAAGAACAAGGCGGCAAGCCTCCTCCTTCTCACGAATGTTCTTTAATAAATGTTCTGTTAAGGCAACGGAATCCATTGCGGCTCTCCCTCTCTTGTGTGGTCTGCTATATCCATAGCTAATGAATATCTAGGCTTGCTTGAAGCATTTGGCGTAGTGTGATGAGCCAAAGTGCTTGGAAAGATGTTTATCTGACCATTTATATTAGAAACATACAAAGAATTGTCCATAGAGTTAGACGCCGCTGTGTATACAGTGTAATTCTCAGGGCAGCTATCTACAGTCAAATGCAGAGAAAAACGAACATAATCTTGATAATCGTGGTCTGATGTGTGATGATGACGATTCATATGCTTGTACTGTAAAAGTTTATTTCCCCAAGCCTTTCCAAAAAGCTGCCCTTCATAAGCAAACACTTCTCTAGCATAACAAAGAGAAGCCTCAGTCAAAATGTCATGTAAATCGTCCAGCTTTCCGTCACTAAAAAAATTAAACATAGAATGAGAAAGAGTTGTGCCTCCAACCCCTGTGTTGCCGTCTTGTAACCAAGGATAAGAATCAAAATCTGTAGCAGACTCGATGTGGTCTATTTTGTTGGTGATTCTATGCTGCGCGTCAGAAAAGTTCTCTATGAAAAAAGAGTATATGGGATATTCAGCAGTTAGAAATCTATTTTTTACGCCGTAAATACTTACCTGAGCGTCTGTTAACTTCATTAACATTACCCCTCTCATATGTTAAAAATTTAGCGTTTTTTTAACTTATCCAAGCCTTTTATGCCTAAAGCAGCACCACAAACAAGGAAAAGCAGCGTCTGATACCAAGACGGTAGCTCATTCAGGCGTTCAAAGCCGTTCTTCACTATGTCTTCCATCCCCGGAATGAAGACCATTATAACAGGTATTAGAATGACGATAGTAACTAGCTCGTCTTTCCACGAGCCTTTCGTACCCTCCGCCATGATGAGTTCCCACTTGCTGTCATGCTGAGCAGCAGTCTTCATAACCTCTGACTTTGCCTTTTGCTTCTCAACCTTACCTTCTAAATAGGTCTGAGCAAGGCTCCCCACAACGCCAAGCAATTGTATCATAGTGAAATCTCCTTCATCCCTTTAAATACATAGCGAATAAATAAAGCGCGGTCAAACCCGCAACTGTGCCAGCAATCAAAAATATCGCTTCAATAATTTGCTTAATTTGTGCGCGCTTGCGCTCTTTTTCGGCAATTCGTTTCTTTCTTATCTCACCTTGTATGCGAAGAACGGATTGCCAGGCGTCCATGCCATAGTGAGCTATAAGGAAGTTGCGTAAGTCAGCTTCCATTTGTTGTGCTTTTTTATGTGCGATAAATGTTTGAAGAGCTTCTTCGCCAACGCTGTTGTACTTTTTCTTCTCTTCTTTATGTGTGTCTTTAACCGCGTCAATGGCATCCATAAACTTGCCAATGTCGCCAGCCAT